CCGCAGTTGTTAAGGACAGATATTACTTTAAAGTTACTCCTACCCTGAAAATTGACAACGTTCAAGAACTTACAATTAATCAGTCGTTCAGATTTACTACTGGCACAAAACTTGTTCTCAACAATGATGCTGGGTCATTTGTAAACTCTGGTTATATTGTGAATCAAGATACTACCAATAACAAGGTATATCTTGCTATTAATAACAATGCTTGGAGTAATGATCTGAATACAGGTCTGTTAGTAACAGAACAATTCAGTGAACAGAGTAGTTTTGGTATTGTTGGTCCTATTCCTAATGATATCAATGAAATTGTTGGATTTACTTTTGCCGAAGTTACCAATACAACTCCTGGCACATTTGATATTGATATGAATGATTACAACCATCCTGAGGGTGGTAGTAATAACTTAGATGAACTTGCTAAGTTTAAACCTCATAGTGATGAGGACTATTCGGTAAGAATTGATGAGGTTTCTGGATCTTCTTCATTCATTGTTGGTTCAGTCGTATTCATTACTGCTGCTGACATTTCCTTTAATGCTGCTAGAACAACATGTCAAATTACTAACCTGACTGGTGTTCTGAAGATCACTTTGGTTGCAACCTTACAGAAGAAACTACAGATAACTGCGGTCGCTAACAGTGATGAAGTTTATGTAATTACACAAAATAGTCATTACTTATCTGATGGTGAGATGCTGTTTATCGATGGTAACCCATCAGAAGAAGTTGGTGGAATTACTTATGATGAATATGACGGTTCTTTCCCTGTAGAAAGAGTAATTAGTAACAAAGAATTTGTATATAAACTCCCTCAGGCAGCAGTTACATCTCCTGCTGCATCTGCTGGTGATGTTAATATTTTTGTTAAGTCTCCCGTTATCAAGATGTATAACGGTCACCAATATCTGTTTGATCTGAGCCACTCTTCAATGCTTGGTGGTAATTTATCCTTCTCGAAGGATAATCTGTATAAACTGGAGTATTCTTTCAACTCTATTGAACGTGTTGGAACTCCTGGTGTAACTGGTGAAGGTGTTCCTAATCCTACAGTTAAACTGAAGGTTGATAAGAATATTGTTACTAATATCTCTTATTACTTTGATCCTTCTAGAACTGGTGCCGATTCACCTGTTATCTCAGGTAGTTACTTGGATGTTACCAATTCTCCTTATCTGGGAACATTCTTGATTAGTTCAGTTTCTGGTGCTACGATCACTCGCGGCGCAGATACATTTAAGTTCCCTCTGTTGAATGAACCAGAAGGTAATGCTGATGTAAGTAAGGCTTCTTATACTACAAGTTCTAAGAAAGCAGTTGGATCGATTGGTGATGTTCGTATTGTTAACCCAGGTGGTTTCTATACCAGACTTCCTGTTGTCACCACTATTCAATCCACTCGTCAAATTGAAAGAGTTCAGATTAATGAACCTGGCACTGAATATGCTGTAGGTGTATATAACGGTGTCCCCATTGGCGGCGATGGTGAAGGTGGTTTAGTTCAAATTACGGTTGCTGATGGAACTGATTCTGAAGGTGTAAGTATTCCTGGTCAGATTCAAGAAGTTGTTGTGACCTCTCCTGGTAAAGGATATACAACTGCAACTATTGATATTGAAGCAATTGATGGTATTCTTGGAGCAGGTCTTACTGGATCTGGTGCAGAATTAGAAGTTGTTATTCCTTCCTTTGGTTCAGGAGCATCTATCTTTACTAAGGGTGATAAAGTTGGTAAAATTAAAAAACTGAAGAACAATAACTTCGGTTATGATTATCCACATGATTACACATTGCGTCCTGAGATCACATTCCCGATCAACGCACAGTTAACTTCTACCAGTATTTTGAGTAGTATTACGGTTACTAATCCTGGTTCTGGTTATTCTCAGGCACCTGCAGTTGTTATCTCTGGTGGTGGCGGATCAGGTGCTGTTGCTGAAGCATCAATTAGAAATGGTCGTCTTGATCAGATTGTTGTTAAAGATCCTGGTGCTGGATATTCCTCTACACCTAGTGTAAATCTGAAATCTTCTTTCAACTATGTTGTTAACATTGACTTAGGTCTTCTTCAGTTTGCTTTCCCCCATGGTATTACAAACGGTGCAGAGGTAACTGTTACAGTTACTGACACTGGGTCTGGAGCAGACTTCCCGCTTGCTGCTGGTGCTATTGGTCGTTTAAATGCAAGCACCACATATTATGCAATCGCTGGAACTGCTAATTCTCTGGAAGATGATCAGTTGAAACTTGCTATCACTGCTGCTAACGCAGAACTTGGTGATGCTATTAGTTTCGTTAACGCTGGCGAGGGTAGACAATCTGTATTGACTGAATCTTTCGGTGGTGCTGCTACTGCAAACGTTGAAACATCTACCTTCTTAGAAGGTGAACTTGTTTATCAAGGTGATTCTCTTGAGACTGCAACTGCTCAAGGTTATGTTTCTACAAACGCTGGTTGGCAAGTTGGTCCTAGAGTTCTGAAGATTGTTGATTATACTGGTGATTTTGCTGAAGGTCAGAGAGTAACTGGTGTTATTTCTAAATCTTCAGGCACCATCAGCGACTTGAATGTTGCTAAAGGTGTTCTTGAGATTGGATCTATTACTAAGACCACAGGTCAATTTATCGACGATGTTGGTAAACCCTCTGAGATTATTCAGAAGATCCAAGACTCCTATTATTATCAGGACTTCTCTTATGCAATTAAGTCTGCGGTTTCCATTGGTGAGTGGAAAGATATTCTTATCAAGAATGTTCACCCCGCATCGTTCAAAGTCTTCGGTGAACTTAATCTTTCCGATTATGGTTCAATTCCTAACAAAGAAACCGATTTCCAATTAACGAAATCTGTTGAACTTGCAAGAGAAGCAATTGTTCCTAACATTCAAAGTTTTGCACTGGTTGAACCAATTTATTCCGAGTTCAATAACACTGAGGTTCTGTTCCGTCAGAAGAGACTGACTTCTTCAGAGAACATCTTAACTTCAGTTGTTCAGAGACTGGATGATATTTCTAATCTCTTTGATGGAGTAAGAATTGCCTTCCCATTGACTGTTGATGGGGATAATGTTGTTGCTAACGCCAATCAATTAATGATTGTTCTGAATGGTATTGTTCAGAACCCAGAGACTTCGTTTGAAATTCAAGGTGACTCTATTGTATTTGCTGAACCACCTCAGCCTCCTGCAAGTGTTAAGTATGTCAATGTAAACGTAAATCAAGTCTCTACTGTTGATGTAACTTTCAATAATATTAGTGGTATTTTCCCAATTAGAGGTAATACTTTGGTTGGAACAGTCTCTGGCGCAAGATTGACTGTTACTACTCAAGTTGGTAACACAGTCTCTGGTTTCATTACCCAAGGAACTTTTATCACGGGTGAATTGGCAACTGTTAGTGCAACAGGATTTGCTTCCAACATTGCTACTGTTACTCCTGTAACAAATCTGGGTCTGTTTGAATTTGGTGAAACTGTCACTAACTTAGAAGGTAACACTGCTAAGGTTGAGCAAATTAACCTCGCAACAGGTCAAGAAACACCTCTGGCACAGTTACGTTATACCGTTGGTCCCGCTTCCACATCTATTGAGGTGGTTGCATATAAGACTGATAATACAGTTGCTGATGCACCTGTTGCAGATAGCACTTTCCAAGCAAGTCAGAACTACCAGTTTGGTTCTGAGATCTTTACAGTGACTGGTGTCACTAATGGCACAGAATCTACAACTCTTACTGTTACGAGAGGTCAAGCAGGAACTGCTGCAGTTGGACATCAGGAAGACGTTCCCGTATACGGAACTACTATTAGTGTTACTAACACTCTGACCTTGAGTAAAACTGCTGGAACATATCAGTCCACTCCTGGTTTGTTTGATATTCAACTGAACGATTATATTGTTGGTGCTAGATCTGGAGTCGTTTCTCAGATTACTGCAACTTCTGCATATCAAGATCCCACAACTAATCAATTTATTAGTCAGGTCAATATTTCTGAAGGATCTTCGTTCTTTGGTCTTCTGTTTAATAGAATTACATCTCAGACTTATCCAAACGTTGTTATTGACGATATTGCTGCTTCTCAAGTTAGTATTGTTCAGTTTGCGGATAATGCCACCGCATTCAATACACAGTTCCCTGCGAATGAACAGATCAATAATTATATAATTCCTTACAATAATCTTGTAAGTGGTCCGTTACAACAGGATGAATTTATCCGTAATTATAAGATTGATTATGGTAATAATAATGGCGATTTCACTGTAGGTGAAACTGCAAACGTTAGAAAACTCACTTTTACTGACAGTGTTGGTGATGGTTTCTTCCAAGCAGGTCAAGTAATTAGAACTACTGATACAAAAGCAGAAGTTATTGGTTACAACCAAGCAAGAAAAACCTTATATCTTGGTAAGATTGGTAGAACTCAATCTACTGGTCAAGATTATCATGCTGTGACATTCACTAATGCCACAATCAATACTTACAATAAAAAGTATGGCACGGGTTGCCTGGCACTTTCTCCTGGAACTTCAGCACATACATTTGTGAGTGGTGTTACTGATGCAATTACTGCTGGTGGCGGCGCTACAGGATCATTTACTGCTGCTGCTGGAACCACCTATGATCCCTTCTCGGGTCTCATGGTTCTTGAGATTGGAACACACTCTCTCACTACCAGCAATACAGTAACAATTGCTGATGATGGTGTTGTATTCACTTGTGCACAAGATAATAATACATCCAATAAAGCATACCCCCGTTCTAC